CTGATATTTCTATTCCTAAGCCGCCATCGCATTTATTGCCTATAGCAAAAAAAGAGTGGAAACGAGTCACGGTTCATCTTGAAAAGTTGGGCTTAGTTACCGAGCTTGATATGGCTGCGCTGGCTGTTTATTGCCAATCGTTTGCCCGGTGGGTAGGTGCTGAGACTAAATTAAAGAAGCTTGGTGATGATGGGTTAATTGAAACAACGCCGTCAGGCTATAAACAAATATCAGTTTTATTGCAGATTAGTAATAGAGCGGCAGAGCAGATGCACAAGTTCTTAGGGGAATTTGGTATGACACCATCCACCAGAACGAGAGTGACACCATCACCACAATTGAGTCTATTTGATGACAGCGAGCCAGAAGATAAAGCGGGAAAATTCTTTAAACGCTGATTTAGACCCTGTTACCCGTTACGCGCTTGATGTTGTTGAGGGTCGAGAAGTTGCTGGCCCGCATGTGCGAGATACATGCAAACGTCATCTTGATGATTTAAAGCATGCTCATAAACGCGGTTTTTATTTTGATGTTGAGCGCGTTGAGTATGTGTTGGAGTTTTTCGAGCATGTCTTAGTTCTCAATGGTGGTGATTTTGAGGGTATCCCATACAAGCCACTAGGCTGGCAGGCGTTTGTGCTTGGTAGTATTTTTGGCTGGGTTAATGAGCAAGGTTTAAGACGGTTCAGAGTTGTCTATATAGAAACTGGCAAAGGCTCGGGTAAAAGCCCGCTCGCTGCTGGTGTTGGCATGTTTGGTCTTATTGCTGACAATGAGCCAAGAGCTGAAATTTACGCGGCGGCGACCAAAAAAGACCAGGCCATGATTTTGTTCCGGGATGCGGTGGCAATGGTTGAGCAATCGCCTGAGCTATCCAAGCGGATCAGCAAGTCGGGCACAGGGGAAAAGGTGTGGAATCTTTCCTATCCCGAGGGCGGTTCATTTTTCCGGCCGGTTAGTGCTGATGATGGGCAGTCCGGGCCACGGCCGCATATATCGTTGCTTGATGAAATACATGAACACAAAAACGGCAATGTCGTAAAGATGATGCGGGCCGGTACTAAGGGCCGATCACAAGCGTTGATGTTGATGATCACAAATAGTGGTCACAATAAAAACTCGATTTGCTGGGAATATCACGATTACGGGGCCAAGGTAGCGGCCCGACAATTAGATGATGATGCCTTTTTTAACTATATTTGTGCGTTAGATGAGGATGACGATCCGCTTAATGACGAAAGTTGTTGGCCGAAAGCAAATCCCAGTTTAGGCACGACGATAAAACATCAGTATTTGCGTGAGCTAGTTAAAGAAGCCAAGGGCATGCCATCGGCTGAATCAATGGTTTTAAGACTGAATTTTTGCAGATGGGTAGGTGCTGAGTCGCCGTGGATATCGGGTGATATGTGGTTTAGCGCTCAAGATGAGTATGACGAAGAGTTTTTAAGGGATAGAAACTGTTATGCGGGCATTGATTTGGCGTCAACACAAGATTTAACGGCCTGTGTGTTTTTATTTGAGCCGACTGAGGACGATCCTGTTTGGCGTGTCCTCCCTTATTTTTGGTTGCCAGATCATGATCTAGCTAAGAAAGGTCAGTTAGATGGTGTTGATTATCTGCAATGGGTTAAAGATGGGCACCTGGAAACAACACCCGGCAAGGCTGTATCAAAATTATTTGTTGCAAAAAGAATTGTTCAGCTAGCTGAGAAATTTAATCTTGTCGCGGCTGGGTATGACGACTGGAGAATAGAAGATTTAAAGCAATCCCTTGCTGATGAAGGGGAGGAGCTGCCGTTAAAAAATGTTATCCAAGGTTATAAAACCATGTCTCCGGCAGTTGATGATTGCGAAAAGTTACTGCTTAACGAAGAGATAAAGCATAACGGGAACCCGGTGTTGACTTGGTGTGCTGCTAATGCGGTAACGGAGTCCGATCCAGCAGGCAACAGAAAGGTTTCCAAATCTAAAGCTACTGGCCGTATTGATGGCATTGCAGCTCTTATTAATGCCATTGTTATGAAGTTAAGAGTATTTGAAGAAGATAAAGGCGACATTAATGATTTCCTTAACGACCCAATAATTTTATGAGCTATTATTCAAGAGTAATATCATGGCTGGCCTCAGCTGCAACAAAGCAGGGAAAAGGCGGCCAAGATACATCGCCACTTTCGTCAGCGCATGAGGACGCGCCAAGTGTGGGCATAGATTCTGCACTGCAAGTCTCAACTGTTTGGTCGTGTGTGGTGTTGATTGTTGAGAATATTTCGAGCTTGCCGCTTGATGTATATAAAACAGACAGCAACAACCAGCGAACCGTTGACAAGCAAACGCGATTACATCAAGTGTTGCATGAGTCACCGAATAAACGGCAAACGTCGATGGAGTTTTGGCTGCAAATGCTGCTTAATTTTGTCTTGCGTGGTAATGCCTATGCTCGCATTGTGCGTGATCGCAATGGTGAGGTGGTTGCACTTTGGCCGTTAGCGGCTGATCAGGTTGAAGTCATCGTTGCTGATGATGGTAATTTGGTTTATGTATACCGCTTTGAAAATGAAGGTCTGATCTACAACGAAAACGATATTTTTCACATTCGCGGCATAGGCAACGGCGTTGTCGGTATGTCACCGCTTGAATATATGCGCTCGTCTGTGGGCTTGGCTATTTCAGCTCAAAACCATACATCGCGCACATATAGAAAGAATGCCCGCCGCCCTGGCGTGATGATGACTGACTCAGTGCTAACACCTGAACAACGCAAGGCGGTTAAAAAGAACTTTGGCGACATCGTGACAGGTAGTGGCAGTGAGCTGCATGTGCTTGAGGCACAATTTAAGTTTGAACCGCTGGGCATGTCACCGGCTGACATTCAATTATTAGAGTCACGGAAGTTTGCCGTGCAAGATTTAGCGCGCTGGTTTGGCGTGCCATCGGTATTGATTAACGATACCGGCGAAACAACGTCACTAGGTTCCAGTGTGGGCCAGATTGTTGATGGTTTCTTTAAGTTGAAACTGCGGCCTATGCTGGTTTTGATGGAACAGGCCATAAGAAAGCGTGTTTTAACGCCAAAACAGCGCGGCCAAGGCTATATAGCTGAGTTCAACTTTGACGCCTTGTTGCGGGCCAGCTTAAAAGATCGTATCGAAATCTATGCAAAAGCGGTGCAGAACGGGCTTAAAACACGTAATGAGTGCCGCAAGAGAGAAAATGACCCCGCTATTGATGGCGGTGATGAGTTAACAGTGCAGAGCAATTTGATTCCTCTCAACAAGCTTGGTGAGATGGGCGGATCGGGCACGGTTCCAGAAGAACCGATCCAACAATAAGGTGAAAATATGAAATCATGGTATTCAATTGAAAACCTCAGCAACGGCACGGCAAGTGTTTCTATTCATGATGTCATTGGCGCTTGGGGTGTAACCGCTAAAGATTTTATTAGTGATTTACGCCAGCATAATGACAAAAAAAGCATCAACTTATCCATACATACACGCGGCGGCGACATGATAGATGGATTTGCTATTTATAATGCACTGAAAGAACATCCAGCCAAGATACATGGTCATGTTGAGGGTGTTGCTGCAAGCATGGGATCAGTTGTTCTTATGGCTTGCGATACGATTTCAATGCCAGTGAACGCCTATCTAATGATTCACAACCCTTCCGGCGGCGCTATGGGTGGCTCTGATGATTTGCGAAAGATTGCGGATATAATGGACAAATTCAAAGGCGCTGCATTAAACATCTATCAACAACGCACTGGCTTGCCTGAAGATGAATTAAGCGAAATGCTTGATGCTGAAACGTGGCTAGATGGTAGCGAGGCAATGGCAAAAGGCTTTGTTGATACCGTAACAGATGCCGTCGATATAGCGGCCAAGGCAACAGGTTTTCAGCGATATTTCAAATCAATGCCTATTAACAATAATGATGGTCTTGATGATATCAATACCATAAAAGATTTTGAACGCTTCCTGAGAGACTCAGGCGGTGTGTCGAAAAGGGTGGCAACTGCGTTGACCAGCCGTGCAAAGGTGTTGTTTCAGGGCGAGCCTGAAATTGATGGCGATGCACACTATCGGGAATTATCCGCCTTACTCGATAAGATGAAGATTCCAGACTCACTACAACGCAATTAACAGGCCGACATTTAAGTCGGTTTTTTTTGGCAAAAATTTTAGTAAAAGGACATTTTTATGAATATTAAACGAGGTCTTGTGTCGGCATTATTGCTGGTAGGTCTTACTGTCTTGGGTGCGGCTCATGCGGGCATTGCACCTGAATTTTTAACGGTTGGTTTTAGCTCTATTGATCCAATGATGGGTTTGGCGCTGGTTGGTGTTGGTAATATTGAGCTTATTGGTAAGCAAATTACCAACATTGAAAACTCAATGGAAGCATTCCAAAAGAAAGCGGCTGATGAGATTGCGAATGTTGGCAAAATCAGTGCTGAAACCATTGCCTCCATTGATAGTCTTGGTGAAAAACAGCACGAAATTGCAGAGCGTTTATTGGCGATTGAGCAATCAGCTTCAAGTGGTGGTGATCCAGAATCAACCATCGTTAGCATGGGCAAGCAGTTCACTGATTCTGATGTGTATGCAAGCTTTAAAGATGGTCAGCAGCAAAAAGCCCGCTTTGAGATTGAAAATAGCACCACAACGGGTTCTGATGCAACGGTAGCACCCGATCGCAAAACGGGTATCGTGCCTGGTGCAAGTGAAATCTTAACGCTTGAAGGTTTGCTGGTTAGTTTGCCAACGTCAAGCAATGCCATTGAGTACACTCGCGAAGCAACATTTACCAATAATGCGGTGGAAGTGGTAGAAGGTGGCGCAAAAGCTCAAACAAACATCACCTTTGATTTGCAAACGTCACCTGTTCGCACGATTGCCCACTGGACAAAGATTTCTCGTCAGCTAGCGGATGACGCGCCAGCATTAGCGGCTTATATCAATTTCCGCATGACTTATGGTGTCAATCAACGTGTAGAAACGCAAATTGCCACAGGTGATGGCACGGGTGCGAATTTATCGGGCATGTTACAAGCGGATAACTACACCGCACACGGTATCGCAAATTCTGCTTTAGGCAGTGTGCTGAAAAAGCACGTACTTATTCGCAAGGTTATCGCCCAGTTAAAAAGCACGGGTTATATGGCCGATGCGGTGCTGTTAAATCCGATTGATTTTGCAGAAATGGAAATTGAAGATGCCACAACAGCAAATGTAAAAGGCATTAATTTTGGCATTCCAGTGGTTGAGTCCAATGGCATTCCACAAGATCAGTTTGTTGTCGGCGCATTTATGCAGGCAGCGACAAAACATGATCGTCAAGCCGTAGTGATTGAGTTGTCAGATTCTGACGGCGATAACTTCACTAAAAACCTGATCACTATTCGTGCCGAGCGCCGTTTAGCCTTCACGGTAGAAGTGCCCGCCGCTGTTATGGGTGGCGATTTAACGCCGGTTTAAACGCAAACGGTTTTGACTGATCCTCTATTAATAAATTAGAAAGGGCGCGGCTAGTAATAGCCGCGTTATTAACTATGAAAGAAATTAAATTATTACGCCGTGCTTTCGTTGAAAAAGTGGGTGTCTGTGAAAAAGATTCTAAAACAAAATGCAGCGACGAAACCGCCGCTCATTTAGTCAAATCTAAGCTTGCTGAGTATGCAGGCAAAGAAGATGCGGCAGCAGCTAAAAAAGAAGCGGCAGCAGCGGAAAAAGCGGCAGAGTAAGCAGCTAAATCAAAACGCCCTGCGGGTTCCACAGGGCGTTTTTTTATGGCTGTTTAAAAAACACAAACGAGGTATAAAAAATGAGTAAATTAGCAACAGATGCCATGATTGATGGTGGCTTAGATAAAATGGCAACGTGTGTCACTTTGACAGTGTGTGCTGGTCAACCGACTTCATTTGCCAATATTGCGGCTCGTAAGCTAGCAGCGGTGGTTATTGATTCGGGTGATTTTTCTAAAGCAAACGGCGATGTTAGTGGTCGAAAACTTACTGTTGCTTCTCAGGCCGACATACCGATAACGGGTACCGGAACGCAAAATGGAGATCACATCGTCATCGATGATGGCACTGATTACGTGGTCACAACGTCAACATCGCAACCACTCACAAATGGCGGGACGGTGACAACGCCTGCTTATGATATTGAAGTAACAGATCCGTCTTAGGGGGTGACATGAACTTTCAAAAATTAAAGGCAGAACTGGCAGAGCCAGAATATGACGGCATGTCCGATGAGGCCGCAAAGTCGGCGCTGAACAGCAATTCACGAATTACCGCGCAAGCAATTCCAATCAACGACATTCGTGGTTATTTAATGGCAAGTAACGATGCGTTAAAAGCTATTGAAGAATCAACCGATGCTGCGGCATTACAGGCGGTGCGTGTCTTTGATATGTTTGGCGAGTTTGATATGACCAATCCTGTCTACGCTCAACAGCTAACAGACCAGTTGGCCGCATTGAAAACGGCAGGGCTTATCACGGCAACCGATGAAACCGTCATTCTAGCTATGGGTGAACGGGCAACGACACGCGCCGCACAGCTTGGTTTAGGCCGCGTTAAAGTCGGTCACGTACAATTTGCGAGGACTTTATAATGGCCTTTTCTCCAGGCGCAGCCATTCCAGCGTTAGATTCGGCGTTTACTCATGTTGACGTTAACTCAGTAACCACATCGCTTTTAACGGATGGATCAATGGACTCAGAAGCAAAAGTCGCTTTACCGGCTGGCGTGTTTTGCGACCTTTCGTTTAAGGGTCAGCTAGCCGCTATCGGTGATGTGGGTGCGACTATTTACATTTACCGCCGCGATAAACTCGCTGATGGTGTGAGCGATGCCGATGTACCGACACTGCTCAATAAAGCAATTTTTGTGGGCGTATTCAGCTTCACCGATTCTTTGGCCGCAAACACCGATACCGTTATCAAACAGCCTGCCGTTCCGCTTAACATGGAAGGTGAAAGTGAATTGTTCTTTGAAAACGACACCGGCCAAACAATCAAGGCGGGTTGGGTTGTCACAATAACAAATATCTCGTACAGCGCGCAGGCTTAGACAATGGGCACCGTCATACCTGACCATATATTAGCTTCACCACAGTTTTATTACCCAAATCGTAAGCCTATTGGGCCTGTTGAAATTGATTGGAGTCATCCTTTAGCTAGAGGCTTAAAGTTCTGCTGGATGCCGTTAAACGGTAATGAGTTTGATTTAGTAGCCGATGTGCGACCTGACAATGACACGCTTAGCATATCGGTGGAGCCTTATAAGGGTGTATACGCTTCCGTATTTGAAGGTAACGCTATCGTAGAAAATGGCAGGTACTTATTGGAGGCACCTGTTCCGAACCAAGGTCAAACCGTTTTAGCAATAGCCAATTTCTCAGCCGATGCTGTAGACACAGCTATATTTACTATCAGCAGCATTACAGCGGCCGGTTGGAGAACTTTACTTTGGCGGGATGAGTTCGCGTCTGGTGATAGACTTGCTTACGCAATCAACGATGGTTCAACCGCTATAGCTTACGGGGCAACCACTCTAACCACAGACCGCTGGTATCCTTTAGTAGGTCGAACTAGCAGTGACGGTGCGGTAAGTGACGTTTTTGTTGATGGTAAGTTAGACGGCACCGTGGATTCATCGGCTATAACTCCATCACAAGCCGATAGTGTATTCATCGGTAACAGGGCGGGTCAATATAGTCAGGGTATGCAGGGTGGTCTTGCCTTGTCTCTTATATATGACAGGGCTTTGTCTGATGCGGAAGTATTGACTCTCTCACGCAATCCTTATCAAATATTGGTGCCGAAATAATGCGTCCTTCACTTATACGGATAGGTACGGTTGTAGCGACTGAGCCAAGTTCGATTGTATTGGTGGTCGATAGCGTTTCGCATTCATTAGCTTTTGATCAGGCCGCTTTATTTCAAGGAAACGTCTTAACTGTTGACGCAATAAGCCAATCAATTTCGATTGATAACATTGTATTAACGCAGAAAAATACGCTTGCGGTTTCGGATTTAAGCCACGGCTTAACGGTTGATGATTTAGCTGTTATTCAAAGCTCCGTCCTGACTGTTAATGATGTCAGTCATGCCGTTGATATTGAGTCCGTACAGCTAACGCAATCTAATCAGCTATTAGTTGATGATGTTAGTCACGGCGTATCAATAGATAATATTTCACTTTCTCAAGGTGTGATTCTATCTGTTGATGGTCTTACTCATTCAGCTGCATTCGATTCACCATCACTAACACAGGCGCATCAATTATCTGTTGATGATGTGTCGCACAGCACGACTATTGAGAACCTATCTTTATCAGGTTCAACCGTTCTTGCTGTTGCAGGAATAAGTCACGCGACATCGATTGATAGTGTAGCGCTAACGCAGAAATCATCGCTTGTTATCGATGATGTATTGCATGGCTTTAATATCGATTCAATATCGTTACAGTCAGGCAATATTTTAACGGTCGATGATATTAGTCAGGCTGTTTATGTGGATGAGGTAGCGTTGATGTTGGCGGGTCAGAATATTAAAGCACCAGGCACGGCGGCGCTGTCATCGGGTCGGCATGGCGTAGGCTTAACAAGTGCAAAACACAAGCGAGTGACAGCATGACCGAGACTTTTAATATTGGTGACTTACACCGTGCGTCGATCACGTTCAGTGGTTTGGATGGTGCGCCAGCAGATCCAACAACAATCAGTTTTTTGATGCGTGAGCCTGATGGT